ATAAGAGAGGAGGAAACACCACTTTTTCTCTCGCACCCTAAAAACCAAACGTTAAAACAACCCCACCAAACCAAAGAACCAATCCATGAACACAAAACAAAAACATATTATCGCGCTATCTGGTGGAAAAGATTCCACAGCCATGGCGCTTAGATTAAAAGAATTGTACCCATCCAAAGAATTTATTTTCTTTTGTACCCCCACAGGAAACGAACTCCCAGAAATGAAAAAACATTGGGAAAACTTAGAATGTCTTTTGAATCAAAAAATTGTATACATCACAAATAAAACTTTGTCCTTCTGGATAGAACATTTTGGAGCCCTTCCAAATTGGAGACAAAGATGGTGTACAAGACTTTTGAAAATAGAACCCTGTTTGGCTTTTGTGAAATCCTTTTCAGAGAAACCAATTCTGTATGTAGGACTAAGAGCAGATGAAAAAGAGAGAAAGGGGATATATAGCGAAAATGTAGAAACCAAATTTCCACTTAGGGAATGGAACTGGGGAATCAAAGAAGTAACCAATTATTTAGAAACAAAAAAAATCAAAATCCCCAGAAGAACAGATTGTTCTTTTTGCTATGCTCAAAAAGTCAGCGAATGGTTTTATTTATGGAGAGATAATAGACCCCTATTTATGGAAGCCATTGAAAAAGAAAATAAAACAAAACACACATTTCGCAATCCTAGAAATACGAAGTGGGGTAAAAATCTTTTTGAAATGAAACAAAAATTTGAAGAGGGTTATTTGCCTTTTGGAGCAACCAATCAAATTCCACTTTTTGAAGATGAAGAAACAAAACCATGCCGAGTATGTACATTATGACCAAGAAGACCAAAGCCAAATCCACAAATAAAAAACTCACCCAAGCGCAAAGAGAAGAAGTTGTTCGGTTATCTGTAGAAGATGGATTGACCTATACGAAGATAGCGGAAAAGATGGGGTGTTCAATTCCCAATGTTTCCTATCTTATGAAGAAGCACAGGAACAAAGCCCAGGATAACAAGAAGAAAGAAGAGGCACGAACAAAAGCCAAGATGAAAGCCAACCCATTCGAATACCCCACGGACCCCATCACTTTTCGAGTGGGGAAACTTCTGGAGATAGAAGGGGATATACAATATGCACGGGAAGAGAAAGTTATACATACGTTGGGTTCTCTTCATAAGCTCCATCTCTCTCTCCATGATGAGCTTCGTACATTTGTAGAGGCATCAAAAGAAACCCATGGTTCAACCGCCCAACAACTCAAGATAGAAATTGTGGATGCTATCCAATCCCTTCCCCCACTTCTCAAGAAACAAGTGATGGATGAACTTCTAACGGATACTTCCAACATTGTGAGATTGGCCACAAAATGATTTCTCTTTTGAAACTAGCCAAGAAGACCAAGGAGTTGAAAGACTTGGTAGATGATTGTCCTCTGGATTATTTTAGACCATCAGCACCCCAGAAGAGAGTATTGGAATCAGAAGATAATATAACTCTTTTTCGCGCGGCTAACCAGCTTGGGAAAACCTATGTGGGAGCGGCTGAGTGTTTATACATGATGAAGGGATATAGTCCATACAAAGATTTATCCCATATCAAACCCCCCATAATCGTTTGGGCTATTGTCCACTCTTGGGAACAATCCAAGATTATCCAAGCCAAGATAAATAGCTTGATTGGGAAAAATGAATATGCGGAAGATTCCCCAGACTACCAAGAGGGGCGCGGGTATCGTGCAAAAAATCCATGGTTCAAACTGAAAAATGGGTCCATGTTATTTTTCAAAACAGCGAATCAAGGAACCTTGGGCGCTGCATCTGGTACAATTAATTTTTGCTGGATAGATGAACCATGCCCCCAAGCGCTTTTCGGAGAATTGGCTGCTCGATTATTACGAAATAGGGGACGGATGCTAATGACCATGACCCCAATAGGGGGGGGTGATTTGACGTGGTTAAAAAAATTGACAGAAACCAAACCGCCAAGAGTAAAAGACATCCATGCCCCGCTATCAGTGGAGAACACAACCCCCATAGATTTGGACGGAAGCCCATTGGAAGCTCTCTTGCTCCAAGAAGACGTGGATAGGATTGCTGATACATATCTTTCAATAGATAGGGCCGCTCGATTATCTGGAAGTTGGGATGTGGGTGTTCCCATGGATGGACGTATATTTGAACATTTCGGAGAAGACCACATATCGGATACTCCATGTCCAGTAGGTTCGTATAAGTTCTCTATAGGTATTGACCACGGACACACACCAGCGGCCCAATGTGCTATACTTGTGGCGATATCAGATGATGATAAAACAGTTCATGTTCTTGACGAATATTTCGCCGCTGGTGGGGAGAAGGAACAAGGAACAGCACGAAGACACGCACGGGCAATTATAGCAATGATTAGAAGAAATGGGTTGGAACCCTTACAAATAAATAGATGGACTGGAGATAGACCCCATGGTGGTGGAAAACATGGTGGAAGAATGTCCAACTCTCTTCTTCGTTCAGCCTTGGAACATGTCTTGGATTATCCCGCTAACTCTTGCCCATTCCGAATTCACACGGCCCATAAACCAAGATGGTCTGTATATTATGGATGCCAACTCATACATGAAGCCATGGTTCAAGGAAGATTTATTGTACACCCCAAATGTAAGAGATTAATTCGTTCACTTTCCTCGTGGACGTTAAAAAAATCGGGTGCTATGGACCGCCTATCTGAATGGAAACATGCAGTAGATAGCCTTAGATACGCATGCGTTCCCATCCTCGATGCTAAATATAGCGCCCCCAAGTTTTCAAAAATACCGATACAAAGAAAATAGGATTTTAATATGTTGACATTACCCGCCAAGCCCATCTTTCCCGATAAGGCATCCAACGACAGAGCAGAAACCACGGCCAGAAGAAGAAGACTTCTTGAAGGAAATTGGGGTTCGGACTTGGAAGACTTCATAACCGACACAGTAGCCTTGGATAGACGGGCTATTTGGGGGTCGTTGGATACATCTTCCAACGTGTTCAAAACAGGATGTGAAGCCTTGGCGGTTTTGTATAGTAGAAAGCCTTCAGTGGGCATAAGAAGAGAAAGCGCAGATGAAGCACGGGATTTTATTGGTCCACATGGGGCTTTGGATAAAAGCCATTATTTTGAGATGATGTCCAGCGTTCAGATGAAGACTATTGGTCTTCGTGAAATGTTGATGAGAGTAGACATCAGCGATTCCAACCAAATCATGTTCCGACCTGTAACCCCAGATATGGTTTTTGCAATGGCCCCCGCAGGGGACCCCATGAAGGCAAATTATCTTTTTGAACAACGACTTCGAAGAAACGATTCCACTGGAGAAATGTTTTGGACGGCGGATGTCTATGATTTGAGAGACAAAAATAATCCATTGTATACGGTTCACCACGTTGAAGCAGATGGAAAACTTGGTGAAGAAATGACCAAAGAGTTTTTGGGTGGCGATATGAGTGGGGATAATTATCCTTATCGAGATGCCCAAGGGAATCCATTCCTTCCATGGGTTTTCTATCATGCCTCTATAGATGGACAATTGTTTTCACCATACGAATTATCGGAAATTGTGGCGGGGAGCTACGTATCAAGTACATACTATACATATCTTAAGCACTTAATGTTCGATGCATCGTTTCCCCAGCGCTATGTGGCTTCGCTTCAATTGGCCGGTTTGAACACGATGGATACAAATATGGCATCCCAAAGAATGAGTGTATCCACTGACCCTTCTAGTATTCTTTGTTTCACTGGTGACCCAGATTCTTCCACCCAACCTTTGATTGGTCAATTCCAAGCGGGTATGAGTGACCCCGCTACGATGTTGGGCGCTATTACTACTTACGAAAGAAGATTGGCTACCCAAATGGGCATAGACCCCGCCAGCGTTCAGAAGGTATCAAGTGACCCCAGAAGCGGTTATTCTATCGCAATGAGTAAGGAGTCAATGAGGGATGCCCAACAACGTTTCCAGCCTACATTTTCAGTTTCTGATATTGAAGCCATCGAAAAAAGCGCGATGATTTCCAATAGATTATTGGGTACAAATTACCCAGAAAGTGGATACGTGATTTCGTATGAGTCTATAGAGTTATCAGAAGGTGAACAAAAAGCCCAAAGAGAAAATATAATTGCTCTTCTCGATAAGGGTTTATTTTCACCAGTGGATGCGATGTTTAAGCTATATCCAGAACTTACCACGGAAGAACAAGCGATGGAAAAACTTAGACTTATCCGTCAACAAAAAATTGAATTTGGAACATAACCCAACCCCAATAACCCCCAAACCAAAGAGAAAACCATGAAAACAATTACGCATGAAGGCCAAGAATATATCCTTAAAACTGAAGTGGATGGAATCGTTCGTGAACGTCTATCCAAAGTAACCGAGAACAAGAGAAGCGCAGAAAAACGGGTTTCAGAACTAGAAGCCACGCTGGAAGAAATGGGTTCCAAAGTAAAGGGAGCGGAAGCCATGGCTTCCCAGCTTGCAAGCCTACAGGATGAACTAGCCGTTTCTAACCAAAGATATGAACGTCACCAAGCTATCGCCAGCCAAGGAATAACAGACCCAGAAGTTAGGGATTTGGTAGAGTGGCAATACAACAAAGCCATGGATTCCAAAGCCAAGAAGGACCGTATTCCCATGGGTGAATGGATGGTGGGCATGAAAGAGGATGCTTCAACCGTTCCCACTGTTTTGAAGCCATACTTCCAAGCCCCACAAGAAATTTCCACCCCTTCCCAAATCCAAGAACTGGGGGAAAGATTAGAACATACCCAAGCCACGCCACAAATGGCCACGGCATCCACCCAACCCGCGCCACGTCCTTCCACCAATCAAGGAGTGACACAAACCCAAGACCATGCCACAAATGGCGATATGTGGAAAAAAGCAAGTGGAGATTTTGAGTTCTATCAAAAAAATCGTGAACAACTGAAGAAGCAGTACTACCAAAGAAGAAATAATCGTTTCAAAATATGATAAGAAACATTACAGCATATCAAATAAATGGAGAGTATTATCTCCATGAGGGAAAGCCCAATGGCAACACGAAAAAAAAAATCCAGCGTATTATCAAAGAGAAAAAAGTTAAAATCCATAGTTACAGCTTTGTCGATGGCTGGCAAGAAGAAAAAAACAACAAAGCCCAAACGTGGCATGAGAACAAAAACAAATAAACGCAAAAAATAGGAGAATAAAATGGCAACAGATTTAACAACCTTGAATTGGTCTAATGGTGGAGCAATGAAAAAAGTCACATCAATTACCACAACTGTATTGGAAATCAAAATTCCCAAATGGTGTAAGCTTGTAACGGTGAAACCAGAATCCCAAGCAATCGTATTTTCATACGATGGAACTGATGGGGGTAGCAAGACAGGCAATGAATTTCCCCATCCCGTGGACGCTATTATTCAGTACAATCCACAACAAACCGCAGAGCAAAGAAGTATTTTTGTAGCTTCCCAATCTGGAACAGCCGCAATATATTTTATTTTTGAATAGCCCAACCGGATAGAACCATGGCCATACCAATATATTCCCCTAATACGGGAACAAGTGAAACTGTAACAAGTTTCACAAATCAATCCAGTGTATCAATTTCACACTCTTTTAGCTTCAAACCCCGTGTTCTGATAGTGGATACGAGTGGGAAGCAGATAATGGGTGATATACTTTTCTCGTCTAATTCAATCACAATTACATTTGTTAGTTCCATCTCTGGGACTGTTTATCTAAGCTAGAATGAGACGATTCTTTCAACCCCCAATGGAGTAAAACACCCATGAATTTCTATAATCCCGAAGTTATTTTTAAAGGTGGCGTCAAATGTGAAAGCGCCCCTTCCGCAGATGCAGACCTAACCAGAAAGCAAGACATCGCCGGTCTTTCTTTTATCTCCGGAATTGCTTCCGGTTCTTCCTCGATGCTTTCCGTAGCTGGTGGAGAACTCAGTATCAATAGTCTGGCTATTACTGATGTACATGTTGATAATACACAAACTTCTTTGGCTAACTTTATTCTAAACGAATCTTCAACAGCTGCTTCCCTAAAAGAAGGTGATGTTCTTATTCTTACAGCTCCAAGCGCTGGAACTGAAACATTTATGGTTTCTGGTGCAAATGGTTCAACCGCTGGAAACTATACCCAAATAGAAAGCCCATTGACCGCCGCTGAAGTAGGTGGTGTTCTCGTTGCTGGAGATGGTATCTCTGTAAATGCTGGAACTGCTCAAATTAGCGCTAATGTAGCCGCTGGAAGTGGACTTTCTAAGTCTGTAAATAGTGGTCAAATTACATTTGCATTTAATGGGAATTCTGACATCGTTGGAGAAGGAAGTTCCAATCTTTACTTCACTCAAGCGCGTTCACGAACCAGTATCCAAGCGGATTCTGGCGCTGGAAACCTTCTCACATATGCCAGTGGAAGCGGTGATATGATGGTATCCACATCTTCCGTTCGTGGTGTCTTTTCTGCTGGAACTGGGCTTTCCTTTTCCGGTGGACAATTCGCTTTTAATGGGAATAGTGACATCGTTGGAGAAGGAAGTTCAAATCTTTACTTCTCTAACGCACGCGCTCGTGGCGCTCTTTCCGCTGGAAATGGTATTGCGTACAATAGCGGAACCGGCGCTATTGCCATCAATCTTGTAGGTGGAACTGCTATTGATGTAACAAATAACACTATCGCTTTCAATGGTTCGACTTCTGACGTATCCGAAGGTTCAAACCTCTATTACACAGATGCTCGTTCTAGATTGGCCATCTCCCCAGATTCAGCCGCTGGGAACCTTCTTACATACGTAAGCGGAACAGGAAAAATGGCTGTTTCCACTGCTTCCGTTCGTGGTGTCTTTTCCGCTGGAACAGCAATGGATGTTTCTGGTGGCGTTATTGCTTTTGTTGGGAGTACAACAAATGTATCCGAAGGTTCAAACCTTTATTACACGGATGCTCGTTCCAGATTGGCTATATCTCCAGATTCAGCCGCTGGGAACCTTCTTACATACGTAAGTGGAACCGGAAAAATGGCTGTTTCCACTGCTTCCGTTCGTGGTGCTTTTTCCGCTGGAACTGCCATGGACGTAGCAAATGGCGTTATTGCTTTTGTTGGTAGTACAACAAATGTATCCGAAGGAACAAATCAGTACTTCACCCAAGCGCGCGCTCGTAGCTCCGTAACTGTCGGAAGCGAATCAGATGAACTTCTGAATTATGATGGTTCGAATGGTGCGTTCTCGTTACGTCTTCAAGACCTACGAAAAGAGTTTTCCATCACTCTTTCCGCGAATACTCCCGCCACAATAACCCACGAGCTTTCCAAGCGTCTTGTTCATGTGTCAGCAATGGACGCAAGTGGTAACAAAATCGAATTGGATGTGGTCTATAGTTCCACTTCTGCTTTGACCGTAGAGAGTGCCGTTGGTATTAGCGTAACAGTGGCCGTTTCTGTATAATCCTCCATAATACTCCAAGGGGATAGGGTATCTTCTACTCTATCCCCTTTTTTTTACTCTTCCCCAAGGTGAATTATGATTGAAATTATTGGTTATCTTATTGGTGGGGCTATCGTTGGTGGGTCCTTGACATTTGGACTTATGAACGGCACAAAAGAAGCCCCCATTCCCATCGTAGTTCCACAAGATGAAGTAGCCAAGGAGCTGGGGAAGTTGGATGTGGTTTCCCCTATATGTTCCCCCGATTTTATAGAGAAACAAGGGGATGGGCTTTGTAGAGAATTAATGTGTATGACCCAAACGAATAGCGCCACGGGTGAGGTAAGTGGAACAACATGTGATAACATCACCAATCTAAGGAATAAGAAAGCGCTTATCTCTTTTTGCACATCCAAGGAAAGCACGGAAGAAGGGATAACAAAATGTATAGACTTATTCCAAAGAAGGGGTATTTAAAAAGTTATACACAGGTTATACACAGCCTATGAATAACTTATGAAAAAAGTTATACACAGGTTATACACAGCCTATGAATAACTTATGAAAAAAGTTATACACAAGTTATACACAGCCTATGAATAACTTGTGTATAATGAAAATGTGTGGTTAGGGTCGTTCCCGTCAATAACGAAAACCACGGAACAAAAAAAACTCTAACTTAACAGGAAATAAAATGGCTACTATAGCATATTCAACTTTACAAACTGCCGGCCTCCGTCTCGACGCGATGATTGAAAACGAAGTACGCGCTCTTCTTCACGATTCAGCTTCTATTCGCAATTCTGGCGCTCTTCTCTTCGCTGGGGATGTGGCTGGAATCGGTTCTGATGCCATCACTCTACGTTATGCCGGTCTTGACGGATACGAAGCGATGAATACAACCGCTGACGGTTCAGAAATCACTTCTTCCAACCTTACTACAGCAACCGCAGATATCACAGTAGGCCGTATTGGTTTACGTTACGACCTAACAGATTTGGCATCTCTTACAAAATTGGGAAATGACATTGATGTTTTCCGACTTGCTGAAAGCATGGCTGGAGCATTTGAAGCGCGCTTCATGGAAATGGTTTGTGCTACATTCACATCGTTCTCTTCTAGTGCTGGAAGTGCTGGTGTAGACATGTCAGTGGACGATTTCATGGATGCCCTATATTTGTTAGAAATCGCTGATAATCCATCTCAGCTTTTTTCAGTCCTCCACCCACGTCAGATAGCGGATTTGCAAAGTAGTATCCGGTCAGAAACCGCAAATGCCATAGCTTTTAACCCAGCCCATCACGACCTATTGAAAAGTCTGGGTCAAGGTTATGTTGGTGATTTTATGGGTGTACAAATCCACAAATCTTCATACTGTCCACTGAATGGTGGAGACCGTGACGGGGCTATGTTCTCCGC